TGTGGGTTGGCTAGAAAATTATGTAACGATTTTCCCCCGTTACATACTGCACAAAGTATTGACAATTGCATATATGTGTGCTACTAAAATTTTGTGTAATAATTTTTAAAAATATTTTAAAATAGTTGTTGCATTTTAGTCATAACATGCTATAATAGTATTAGAGATAGCAAGAGAGACAATCACTAAATAAAAAGAAAATAAAAATAATAAAAAGTGTCATCATCTAGCTACCTCGAACATATATTATAATGTAAAGAGGATTTGAAAGCGAAGCCTTTCGAATTAACCTAGTATTGGAACGAATAATCTCACATGAGGTCTTAGCCTTTCATCTCAAGAATTGCAAAGGCATCTACATCTTATTCAAAGGGGAGGATATGGTGAAAGATATTTTAAAAATGACAGCAAAGCAAAGATCAGAGTATTTATCATTTATTGATTTAAACGAATGCAACAAGCAAATAATTGATTTTATTTGTGATGATTTAGATTTATATGAAAGGTGTGAATACTCACAATTATTTATTAAATCACAAAAATTATTATTAGGCAATAATCGTTCATGGGAATGTAAAAAAGATAGACATTTCAATTTAAATATTATTCTAATTAAGTTAAACGTTTTAATGGTTATGGGGCATTATGATAAATTTATCAAGGAGAGTGAATAATATGAAATACGTAACAGCATTAAAAGATTACAACCATAAACAAACGGGTGTTAAAGTCATTACAAAAGGAACGTTTTATATGGTATGTAAAGAAAATAAAAATGAATATTTCATTATTGATAACAATGGTAAAAAATTATGGGTTGATAAAAATTTATTTAAACTAGGGATGTGTGATTTAGTATGAAAGAACAACTAGAAATCTATTTCACTAATCACGAACGCTCCAATATCGGGTTAGTCATCAAAACCCGTTTTGGTTACGTAGACCATAGCTACTTAGACGATATGTGGGACTTAGGCTACTACGCCACATGGGTAGCACGAAACACATACGATGAAGAAAAAGGACGCAAATATTCAACTTATCAATACCAGTTAGTCTTTAATGAGATTTATAAATTTGTCAATGCCATGTACGCTCAAAAACGCAACATGAAACAATCTATCCATATTGAAGACATGCTAACCGTGTTACCTGATGATAGCAAACTCAACAAAGACGATAACCAATGGGTGCGACAAGATGTTGATTTTGATTATAATTTATGGATAGAGAAAATGAGACATTGCCTAGACAGTCGAAACCTTTATATTTTTAACCAATTAATGTTAGGATATGACCAAAAAGAAATAGGAAAAGCACTGGGTTGCTCACATCAAGCCATATCTCAACGTGTCATTAAAATTAAAAAGATATTAAAAGAGAAAGGATTGATTTGATGAATTATACAGTTAAGAAATCGGATGACATGAAAGAATTTTTATCACAATTTAGTGAGGTTGATTATGCATCTATAATTGCTTTTGTTGATGAAGCTAACCACGCTATCCAATATTTTAAATTAAACAGAGAGCAATTCATTACTATTTATGACATACTTGTTAAAGAGGATTAAAAGAGAAAGGATTGATTTAATATGTCATTATTAGGAAATACTGAGTATATTAAAACTATTTCAGGTGATTACATTGAAATTCGTCGTGGAATGTTTCATACTCATGTTACTTTGCCTGATGGTTCTGAACTTGAGTTAGATACTGATTATGATGAATTAATTAAAATATTAGAAATTGGAGGTCGTTTATAATGGGTAAATTACATCTTATCTTTTCAAAAGATTTAGAGGATGTCATGTTAGTTTATACACATGAAAACGGTGTTCGCTTTACGATTGATGGAAAAGAAATTGAATTAGACCAATGGAAAGTACAGTCTCTCATTCAAATCTTAGTTGACTACGACAAAGGAGTGAAATAACATGGTGTTTTGGGATAATTGGTTGTTCTATCTGTTTTTAATATGGCTCACAATGAAAGCGTGGTGGGAATGATGAAAAATAGACATGATAGACCGTTAGTTACTTACAACAATCATTTCTTCAGAAAAGGCGATAAGGTTCGAGTGATGTGGAATAGAGAATTGAAAGAGTTAGGATATGACGTTTATTTTAATGAGTATGGCGATTTAATGGACGGAACAAACAAAAACATCGTTATGATAGCAGACGAAGTAGAATACGTCGGAACTTGTTTCACCATTATCAATGAACCAGGATATAGTTACGATTGTCTATTAAAATTCGGTGATTATGTTACTTATTGCGATGTGCGATATTTATGTTTATGGGACGGTGAATAATATGGAAATGACATGGGAACAATGTCAAAAACAATACGAAAAACTTTGTTGGAAGATGGCCAACAAATACAAAAATATTAAATTAGAATCAGACGAGCGCTTCAATTTGGCTTTATTCGGTTTATGGAAAGCATATAATAGTTATGATGAATCAAGAGGAGCGTCATTCCTCACTCATGCGACAAACGTCATCTATCAGGTCTTTAACTTAGAATACCGTGATGCCAACGCTAAAAAGCGACAACACGAGATTCATTTAGATATTAACCATATGGATGACGAGGGTAATCGCTTTGAGGAAGTCCTGGAGGATAAAAACGAATTTGGCTATGCTCACCGTGAACGTGTCTATGAGATAATGTTAGAATTTGAAACGATAGCCGATAAAGATGGTTTGATGTTCATCGATAAAATAAATGGGATGAAAGTTGATGACATTCTAGTAAAATATAATTATTCTAAACGCACGGCTTATACTCACATTGAAAAGGGTAGAGCAAAATTTATTAAATTTCTAGAAGAAAAGGATGTGTTATTATGAGTCAAACATTTACAGTGATTAAGAAAAAATCATTAATCCAAGCGATGCAACAATATTATGACCACTACATTGTGGCGACTGGAATGTATAACCTTGTTTTATATGAGCACCACTTTGAAATGTTAGAGCGAGCACTAACCTATCATATGAACATCATGAACGACTTGAACGAAACATTTAAACTCCTTGAACCATTAGAAGAAAGCATTGATATGATAGGTCTTGAGAAATGTATCTTCAAAACTAGAACAGAGCGTCTAGCCCTTGATAACTACTATGCTCTCCAGGAACTGAGAGACTTATACAAAGAGGTAGAACAACAATTTTACACGCTTAAAACTGCTGGAATGATGGGGGTTGATAACAATGATACGAATTAACGAGGGTAAAGCCATTGAGAAGTATTTGACACACATCCTCCACAAATATTCCTCAGATGAGGCGGAGTTATACAACAACTATTTATACTTTACCCATCTTTTGAATAAATCATACGAAAAACTATCACAAAAAGATGAAAATGAATAAGATGTAAATGTGAGCGACATCTGAATGTGTCAGACGCTCGGTTATCATATCTTATAATACTACCCTATATGAATAAGCAATCTGTTGTATGTTCTCCTTTAAATGTTAATTTAATTTCCATATCATATTATCCTTTTCTATATTTTAGTTCCATTCACATATTTTAGAGTCCCGTATTCGCCAACGGGACTTTTTATTTTGTCTAGTCTAACTTCAACTCCCTTTCGGTCGTTTCAGATTTGTTATAGTCTAGCCTCAACTCCTATTCACGTTGGCAAAGTTTTAGCCATTATTCTCAGACGCTTTGCGTCTTGCGAAAATGTCTTTCAAACCTTGCAACGCTCATATGCAGTCGTTTCGGCTTTGTTATAGTAAGGGATAAACCAATTCGAAAAATGACGCTTTAATTGATTGGTTTTCAAAGTATAGCGCTCCAACTCCCCAGGCGGTCTTGATTTTCTTAATCTGTTGGATTTGTTTCATTTCTTTGATGTATAACTTGTTAGGTTCATGCGTGTTCGTTGTTAGCGTGTAAGTGCGTCCGTACACATCATATTGTGATGTGATGTATATTTTACCGTTTCTCAGGTCGAACCATACGCCAAAATATTTGTCTTCATATTGAAAATTATATTTAAATTTAGCAGTATTTGATTTAGGTTCGATAAAGTTCATGTTATCACGTAATGATTTATTCTCGAGGGAGAAATTCCCGTAATTTGTTCCCTTAATCAGTTGCCCGAACGGAGTTTCTAAACGTTTGTTGGCAAACGCCTCATTCATCGTATATTCAATCGCAATCGTTTCATTACTCCAAAAAGTCGTTCCATGAGGAATGGTGATTTTAAAATAATCAAAGTATGGATTGACAACACTCATGTTATTTCCGATTAGTAATGCACGACAATCTGTGCGGTTACGAACAACCGTATCAAAGAATGCCAGGAACGTTTCAACCTCATTCGGTAAATAACGAATATTCCCTTTTTCAATCATAAACTCATCAAAGATGATTTTATCAACGTTTGGATAAGGGACAGATTTTTGATTGGATGAAACTGATAGAGCCACAAAATGACCTGCCACTTGTCCATCAATGTAAGCTTTTTTTCCTTTAACTTCAAGTGAGTGAGAGTCAAAGTAACCCTCACTCACAATGTCATCAAAGAACGATTGGAGAGATTTCATTTCCGTTTTGTAGCGTCTCACCCATATAAACTCTTTCCCCGTTTCAATGAACTTTTTAACTGCCCACTTTTTAGCCTGAAAGGTTTTACCACATCCACGTTGTCCAATGACAATGTTCATGATTTTGTTGCGACCAAGCAAATTCCCTAACTCATAATAGTTGTTCATGTTTTTTCACCTCGCGTTAATGATATAGAGAAAGCGTCGTTTTCGACGCTTATCTCTCACTATTTTTTAATGTCCTCTAGTTCACTAGATAATTTTTCCACCTTTTCGTTCATAATGGTAATGGCATGGGTATTTTTATCAACAATCTGCCCTAGTTCTGCAATTTTTGATGATATTTCTCTTGTAAGTTGCATCAAGTTGGTTTCACGCTCTTTGCTATCGGCTAACACTTTGTTTAACATTTGATAGAAACATAACCCGACTGCCACACAACAAACGATAGGAAAACCTAGTGTTGGAATTAATTCAATTAATGTTTCCATGATTTATCCTCCTATAATAAGTATGAGATTCCTAAATAAATTTCAGTTGTTCCCTCTGGAGCTTTTTCAATAACAATACGTCCGTCTCTGTCACATCTAATGATGGCCACATCGTCAACCCCGTTAGCCACGCATTTAACAACATATTGGTAGTTAAACATTGGTTTGAAAGTTGTTGGAATAAGTGCAAGTGATTGACCTGCTGAAATGTTACCTCCAGTTAGTGCTCCAATGATATGAACATGTCCGTTGCGATATCTAACTTGTGCAGGGGCATATAAAGTTGGATTGAGGTCTACCCACTCTCCCTGCTTAGTTAAGGCAACTGAGTTTGTTTTGTCTAATTCACGGATAACGGGCACAACTGGTGTATTATCAGTGCCTTTATAAACGGTATTAAATAAGATGATTTCATCCACTTGTGAGCTAAAAGCTCTCACACCTCTACTAATGTCACTTTCAATGACTTTGACATTGGTAGAGTCTTGTCTAACAAATATATTCCCGCGTTTTTCATCGTCGCTTAGTGAGTTGTAGAAACTGTTTGATTTATAGATTGTTACATTAGAGCTTCCTTGAACGTTAATTCCTGCATATGCGTTATTTTTAACCCCTGACTTATCAACACTAATATTGTTAGAATTATAAATTTGCACTCCGTGACCACCTAATGAACCCGTTGACACACATTTATCAACATGCCCATTATCAACCCCTGCAAGTGAGATGTTATGACCACGACAACCTGAGACAGTCACATTGGAAATAAATACGTTCTCTAGTTTTGTTTCGACTCCTGCATTTGTAATATTAATTCCGACTTTATCAATATTTCTTACAGCTGTATTTTCAATGAACACATTTCGACAATCGGCAAATTCAACAGTGATTCCTGCCTCTTTACAGTTTTCAACCAAACAGTCTTTAACTTTTAAATTGGTTACACCACGTTGACCAGTAATTCCTTTCCATGTGCATTCGCTAACGTAGATATTCTCAAATGAAACACCGTCTGAATACATGGTCCCGATGCAGTTATCATCCTGATTAGTATCTGACAAATAAGTAGATAATTGCAAGTATCTTGCACATCCACCTTTTAATGGATTATCAGTTGTCCCGATAAATCCGATTAAGTGACCATTAGTTGACTTTTGAGATAATTTGACGTGTGATGCTTTTCCCTCACCCTCAATCACAATATAACCATGTTCAGGTTTGATTTCGATGTGATTCGTAATGTTATAAAAGCTACTTGTTTTAGGGACTAAAATCTTACCTCCATGAGGTTTTAAAGATTCTAGAGCATCTATGAAAGCTTGTGTGTCATCTGTCACTCCATCTCCTTTTGCCCCAAAGTCTTTAACAGAGACCGTTAAGTGATTTGTCATAATGGCGGTAATGCGGTCATTGACATTTTTAAGTGCGGTTTGGTTAATGAGTTCTTCTAATGTACCGTCTGCTAACCATTTATTTAATTGTTCTAGTGCGATACTACTCAGATTATTTTTAATGACTTCCTCAAAATAGGTTTCATTATCTTTAATCATTTTCTTAATGTCATCAGTAATTTGTTGATACTTTTTATCTAATTCAGTTACCCGATTATCGTTGTATTCAATATAAGATTTTAGATATTCAAGTAATCCATTACTTCTTTCGATGATAAGCAACATCAACTCGATGGCTGTTAATCGCTTAACATCATCTTTAGTAATAATCCCCAGATTCATGACATTCTTTAATAATTCGCTAAACATTTTTCATACTCCTTTCAGTATAGTTTCATAAATAAGTCGTTACAACTTTCAATAATAATTTTATCCATGTCAATCAGGACTTCACGCCATTCTTTTAACAGTTGAGCCGAACTTGTAATGCCGATGTTCCCTTGAGATAATAAGTCAGTTTTTTCTAAAACTTTCTCGCTGCCTGTCTGAGATGATGTCCCTGACGATTCAATATCATCTGATGTGTTTGAGGTTCCGCTGTTTGTGCTTTCACCATTATCACTACTTACTCCAGTTAAGTATCCACTATCTAATGACAACATGGCAACTCCGTCATTAATCGTCGATTCTTTATGATTGTTACTTGACGTTCCTGATTGATTGACAGAACTACTTGAACTTGAATTTTGTTGACTTGCATTTGTTCCTGATGATTCGTTTTCAGATTCAATCTCACGGATGAATGTTTCACGTAAATCTTTATTCAACATGAAATTGATGTTTCGTGATTCAATTTCTGTTTGATAAAGCTTTGTCCAGTAAGGCATATTGATTAATAAATGAGTTTCTAATTTTTGAGTGAACATGAATGGTGTTTCAAAGCCGATTTCACGGTAATAATAATATTTAATAAATTTATCCTCAAACGCTTTTCGCACTTGGACATCATCAACATAGAAAGGATATTCACTCGGAAAAATATCTTCTGTCAATGGGTTACTCATCATCTCGGCTATTGTCAACGTTATATTGGCCATCGTCGTTCTCCTCCTCTTGAAATTCGTCTTGAGTTTCGACAACTCTTACATTAAGACCAAACTTTTCATTCATCATCTCACATGCTAATTGTCGTTGTTTGAATCCAATGTCGCTTGACATTTTAATGAATTGGTTATTAGAATTTGTTTCGTCTTGTAATAAACGTTCTTTTTTCTCCAGTGTATTGTTGATTCCTAAGAACGTTAGTAACTCACGTTCCATCTCTTGTTTTTGAATTTGTAATTTGTCGACAAGATAAGGAGCAACTGTCGGAATCACCATAATGTTTTCAGGTTGACCATTTAACATCTCTTTATCAACAAAGATAGCGGCTTCTCCTTGATAGATACGGTCATATAAAGTTTTCATTGAAAATGAATTATTTTCATCAGTGGCGAAAAGGTATGGGACACGTTGTTGTCGCAGATTTTGCATGATGATGTCGTCAATCTCTGCCATGCGTCTAGCATAATAAAGAATGTTTTGTTGAGTTGGTAATCCTAAATCGTTATTTAAAATACGAACGCAATCATCCATCATGACCGTGCGGTGTTCGTTAAATCCAGACACGGTTAGTTTAGTGGGTTCACCATAGATGTTAAGATTCTCACGACTTGAACTTCTTAAAACAACCAATCCAAAATCGGGATGCTCAAACATTGCGCATTCTCCGTTATCATAAAGCATTTGTTCAATATATCGTGATTCAATCCCGTTCGGAAGATTTTCCCATTTATAACGATTAAGTGCTAACATCTGATAATGCTTAGCTAATCTAATCGTTTCTCTTTCAATGTTATCATTAATAACTGGTTTTCTCTTTCTCCCCACTTTTGTTCACTTCCTTTCTAATTTGAATACAATGAAAGGATATGCCCTTTCATTTTATATTAATGAAAAAAGTTAAAAAAGTGTCTTAAAAAGGGTTTTATTTTTATTTATTATGGTATATAATACAGTTAAGTGATAAAATTAAAATTAAAGGAGCGATTCAAAATGAAAGAAACTAGAAGATTAAGAGTGATTTATTTTGTGATTAGCGTGTTTTTATTAATGTTTGTTTGCATGGTATGTGAAAACAATCAAAATGAAGAAACTAGAATTTGTAGAACCTATGAAGAAATGGACTATGTTGTTTGTTATGATTCTGAATGGAAATCCTACGATGAAATGGAAATCGAGGGACAATCATTCGTTGATGGTGGTCTTAAAAACTTTATCCTCCAATCTGATTTTGGAATTTTAGAATTTGAATACGGGCAACTCATTTATTCATCTGAAAAATAATAAACAAAACTAGACCAAAATAAAAATAAGGACTCTAAACAGAGTCCTTTTTTAATCCTCATAATTATCATAATCGATTTTCGTATACATTTCCGCACTCTCTAAATGCCACACGGTCACCCCGTTATCAAAAATCGATTTCATGATGTTTAAATGTTCTTTAGGGCAATTAGTAATACTTAATCTCACATCCTGAGTTTTAACATAATTCCAATACTTTCTTCCTGTAATCGGTGGCGTCATCATTCGATTCTGAGCGTAACCGTATAGATGAAAGAATGAACCAATATTGTTCATATACTCTTCCAATGGTTGTTGGTAGTAAGCAGTCATCCCAGTTACGAATGATAAATCTAAGATACTATCTGAGCCACTGGCAGTCAAACTGTACCCGCTATTCATGGCACTAATTTCACCTTGATAGCTATCCCCATAATCAAATAAACTTTGACCAACTCCCATCAAGTTTCCAGTGAATAGGTTGGTTAGCCCATCAACGACCGTTTTCATGCGGTCGGTTTTTAATTGATATCTGTTCTGATTCATGTAATCGGTATAAGAACTAGAAATAACGGGTAATGAGTTCCCTCCAGTTGTCGAACCAAACAATTTCCCTTGTGATGTTCCTTTATATCCATCGATGTAGAGTGTATATAATCCCAGGTGGTTTAAAGATTGTCGACAAACAATTTTAAAGGTTGTATTATCATCATTAATCAATAGCGGGTTGACTCCGAAAGGCTCACTAAATCCATCAGAACAAACAATCTGAGTAAATGGTGGTAACCACAATTTCCCCTCGTTTCTCCAGTTATACGCACCACCAATCGTTGTCCCGCTTACAGGGTATTTGCTAAACTCACCAACATCCACAATTCCATCTTCTCCAAAACCTATGATGCGATTCATCGTGTAGTTAGCTTGTTCAGATGCGTTGGCACATAACGGAAACGTTTCTTCGTCGTAATCCACCTCAACTTGAACAATGTTATCATAATTTAAGTATGGAAAGAAGTAACAACTGATGACTTCAGATGTTTGTGGAACAAACATATATTCCTGGTTCGGTCTCCCATCTTCACCATAAGTCACATTAAGATTCATTAACTTGTCACGTCCGATGGCATACATCGACAAATCTCCTGATAATACCCCTTGTCTAGCTAGACTCGGGTTACCATACCAATCATTAACTCCTGGCATTTTAAATCATCTCCTCTCTTTGGTTTCGAAAACAATCTAGATTCACACTCCAACCACTCTCAAAAGTTTTTGACAAGCTTTTCAGACGCTTTGCGTCTTGAAAACTTGTCTTCAAAACCTTTTCGAGATGGTTAAGCGTCGTGTTCATCCTTTTCATCTAATAACCTCCCTGTCCTCGTGTCACCGTCATTCCAACCGTAAGCGTTGGTGAGGCACACGGGTTAATTTTAGTTGATAAATCACTATCTCTAATCTCCCAGTGTAAGTGATAACCTGTTGAATTACCTGTTGTTCCAACATATCCGATACAATCTGTATGGTTTAGCTTTTGCCCCTCACTGACAAGTGGTAATTCATTTTGATGTGCGAAGTAATGATAAGTTTGTGTTTTCTCATGATACAGAATACAAAGATTACCATAGCCACCAGTATTCCATCCTGACCGATACACGGTAAAACCATCTTCAGGAGGATAAATCGGTTCTAGTTTGTTTCCTGCAATATCAATGGCACCGTGGTATGACCCATCGGGATAATTAGGATAAGTTGCTGAAATGCGTCCTCCAACAGGGAACAACCATTTATTCCCTTTACCATCCACACAATCATAAGCAGTAATCTCTCCTGATTGGCACTCATTCGTGATGAGAGCGGGAACGTGTGATGTTTTATTATCAATAGTTCCTGACACACTTCCTCCTTGACCATAAACCACAATGTTTCTCAGTTCATACTGACTGTTTTTAAATATGTTTGCCTCTGCCTGTCGTCTTGCCCGTAGACCGTCTTCAAACTGAGTACCAGGTAAGATGTTTTGTGTCAACCAGGCGTTGTAGGCTCCGTCTTTATCTCCATTTAATAGAGCGGTACGAATCGCACTCTCATTCCAACTTCCCAACCCTGCGTTATAAACGAATGATAAAATGGCATCAAACTCATTAGGATTCACTGCGATACCGTCAGACGCTAAACTATTTTTAAGAGGAACCCCATAATTACTTACTAAACTTCCTGCCATAATCTCAGAGGCTAATTCGTCACTAACTGGTTCATTTGCTTTTAACATCAGGTAATTATCTCCATCATAAGTGTCTGTACATCCGTATCCAATCGTCATGACCCCATCCCCGATGTTATAGGCGTATTGTGCTAACCCCTCATATCCTTTAATAAATAAAAATCCTTTAGGGGTTGGAATCCCTTGTTCAGGATTTCCACATTCTCCTGATGGTTCATCTCCACCTCCACTACCGCCTGATGGTCTGTTGCTAACTTTTCCTAATGGTGTTGTTGAGGCGATAACGTAGACTCCTTTATTGTTAGGAACATTTTCTTCTTTAATCACGGTTGACTCATAATTCCCGAAAGGTTCGCTTACGATTTCTTTAGTCGGAATGTTAGTAGATTTCCAGCGTTTGACGTGACATCTTTCGACAAAAGAGGGAAGTAAAACTAAATCTAAATGATAGGTTTGCCAGACGTCTAATTCTAAATAGATTTTAACAGTGCTGGTTGTTAGTTGTTCCATGTTGGTGATAAAGAAAAATAAATACTTCCCGTCACTTCCCTGTCCATACAGATAATCACATTTTCGCATGTTCGTATTCATCGTATAGTTAAACGTGATGCTATCCGTAAAGTTATCAATTTTAGCATTCGTCGATAGGGATAACACACAACGCTCATTCATATAACTGATTTGATTGGCACGTGATGTGAAATGTCCCACATTCTTATAATCACTGGAGAACGTTGGGATTTGACATAAATATACTGTTGTCAAGGTGTTCACCTCCTAATATAAACAAAGGGTATAAGGCCACCTCCAACCCTATACCCCGACTAGATTTTTATTCTAATTACTCTGCTTTTGCAGGAACTGAATCAACTAAGTAAACGATTTGCCCGAAATAGCAAGTTGACATAATTCCTTGTTTATGGAAGAAATAGTTAGTATATAATCCCTCACCATTATCAAATGTACGTGAATCAATTAATGTGTCATAACATTGTAAGAAGTCGGCATCCATTAAAATACCACGACATTTACAAGTACGGTCATCACGTGTTTCAGATAAGGCGCATGATAAAACTGTTCCATAAGCATCCACTTTTTCTGCTTTTGCCGATTCAATATTGAATACAGATGGTAATTCATCCACAATAATCACACGTACATTGACATCTGCTTTTGACATATTGAATGCGGTTGCTAACACTTCCACATCTAATTCCGCTTGTTCTTCAGGAGTTGTAATGTAGATTAGTTGTTGGCGTTCTGACCATTGATTGACATTAGCAGAATTGTATTGTTGAGACGGAAACGCCATTTTTCCTGCCACTGTACGGATGGCTTTAGATAATGCTTTTCCTTTTGCCTCTTGAGTTGCATATTCCCCAATGACCATAACAGATGCATTTTTACCATCAGGTAATGAATCATTGGTTAATGCTTTTTCAACTGGTTTTCCTGTTGTTGTATCGTAATCTAAATATTGTGCTTGTGCGTGTGCAGTTAAAACACGTTTCATGTCGTTAAATTCATCATGATAGGCTTTTGAATAAACAGATGATACCACTTGTTCCACTAAACGTGATAAACCGTTTTGGTCATGGAAAGCAGTTCTTAATTGTTGGTCGCTAATTGTTGTTTTATATTTATAAGCGAAGTTACGTTCGATGTATAATACTTTAATATTGGGTTTTTTCTTACCAACTAAATCTTTGACTTCATCTCCTGATGCGTCCCAGTGTTCCCAAAATCCTTTTGATTCTGCCATGTTTACAAAGATTTGTTCTAATGAATAACCATAAGGGAGCGTCCCTTTATGTAAGGCTTTTAAAGGATTGTCAAACACTTTTGAATAGAATAATGTTCTAGCAATTTTGTTAGTTAATGCTTGTAAAAATTCATTTTTCATTGTTGGGTATTGTGTAAATACGTTTGATACGTTACCACCAACTCCTAATGCCTCAGGTACACGTTCCTGGTATTCAGTTGAGGCATTTGCACGGATTGTATTTAAAATTTCCGCATTTGATTTCACTGATTTCATCTCCAATCTTTTAATAAATCGTCATACGATAGAGTTTCTTGTGGTTCATCGATAGGTTCGCTTACTTCTTCGTGTGCCTCCTCTTTCTCCATCGTTAAACGTGTAAAGTATTTCATATTTAACTCTTTCAGGCGACTAATTTCACTTGCATTTGTTTCAAGTTTACTCTCATAATCCTGTCTTTTAATTTCATAACTTTGAATTTGGTCTTCCAATTCTTTGTTCTTATCTGAAAGTTCAAGTATCTTTTCCATTGCTTGTTCTAAGTCCATCATTAATCACCTCATTTCAATTAAATATTAGAATAAAAGGATGACATTTAAGCCATCCTAAATGTTAGATAGCCATTAAAGGAATGATGTTGAGTAGTTTGTCAGACCAACGGTTATGAGTCGCATTCCCATGCGGTGACCTCTCATAACTCCCTCTAATCTATTTCACAATATGACTACATTTTATATTAATTCATTTCATGAAAAAAGTGAAAGGAAAATTAAAAAATTTTCCCCTCTTTTATCTGATAGGTTGTTTCTCTCAAGACCACGCCTCCTTTAATTCGTTTAGGCATTAACTTCCCCTCAAATTCTGCTCCGTATTCAAAGTTTTCATAAGTCACGAGTGCTTTACAGTTTTCAGGCATTCCCGCACATTTAACCTCAGGTTCTTCTGATTTGATGCATGTTTCAACTAGTTCTGATGGATTCTCAACTACCATCCCATTTTTCAAATAAGGTGATTCCAGATAGGTTTTTGCACGAACATATTTAGCTTTATGGAACACCATTTCACATTTCCATTTTCCTAAATCAGAGTCGTGAATGTGAAACAGTTCATTTTCTTTTGGTGGTTCTAATCCCGATAAATGGATACTGTCGGTATCGGCATAATAGAAACGGTTATAGTTACATTGTGCCGAACGTATGGTTTTATTTCGTGCCCAAGCGGTAGTGAAAGAGGCAACAGGCGTGTAGATGGATTCTCTTGTTTCACCAGGTTCCCCATAAAATGAAATAATCCCATTTTCATCTAGATAGGGGTGTTTGATGGATGACTCAGGATTTGTCCCAAACTTTCCGTATAAAGAATTGAGCATCCTTTTGGCTAGTGAGCGTAGTCCTTTATTGCCTGTCTTTCCTGCTTCTATTTTGATGCGGCTCCAATAATCAATATATTCTTTAAATATTCCTGTTTTAGCTTTAAAAGCAATCCCGTCAATAAATTTTAAAACATTGAAATGATACTGGTCTTGATATAATTTCAAGTCAACAGAAGTCAGATATAATTCTACTGGGTCATCACCGCTTGATTTCAAGTAAACCGTGTCACCGAAACGGAAATTTCCTTTAATCTGAATACAGGGCAGATGATTTTCTTTTATTTCAAATTCACATAAAACATGACAAATAAATAGGGGATACTCCTCTTTTATAAAATCATCTAATTCTTCGTATCTCCCCTGATAATAATGAGGTTTGCCGTATGGTAGTGGACACTCATACATAACAGATGGATATAAGCTATTGACATCAAAAACCAAACCATCGCCAATTAATCTAGGTTCATCATATTTATAGTATGTCCATCCTCCTTTATAGGAACGTCTACAAAAGACATCAAACGTTTCCTGATAATCTGTCGTAAATAAATCAAGACATGGAAATAATCTTCTAAAACACTCATCCCTCATTTTCAAGTCTGATATTTTATGACCATTATATTTTATCTTTCTTAGATAAAGGGGGTTCCTACTTTTAAAGTCGTCTAATGCGTCTGCCGAAGCGGTTAATTTACAACGTTTTTCCTTAATGATGTCGTTCTGTAAAGCTAGGGCAGGTATTTGTAAATCGGCTTTCAAATAAGCGATTTCATCCTCAGTTAATTCACCGTTTCGAGGTCTGTATTTGGTGTAATCGATTGACAATTTATTTAGAGGAATCCCATACGCTTTTGGAATATCTCTCAATGGAAGTGGAATCTTTTTTAAACTATCTCTAAACTCAGTAATACGTTTGTTTGTATGCTTTGCTTTCCTACTTCTTTTAACCTTATATTCTTTAATTGTTCCATCTTTCATTTTCTTCTTTTGTGTGAATGTGGAAGTCTCACTTTCCCCATCCCTCCATCTAACACGTATCATATACCACTGACCATCACCAGTAATCAAAGTGGAATAGGATTTCTCACGGTCTAAATCCTCGTTATAAACAAACCCATGATTCTCAAGGTAAGATAAGATGAAATGTCCATCGAATTTAAGATTATGAAAATAACACTCACACATGGGAAACTGAGAGAGAAACTCATATAAAGGTTCATCACTATTCCATATTTTTAGATGTTCCTCATTATAAGGGTTGTCAATGCTACACACACCACTTGCCCATACATAGGTTTCATCTACTACGTCTTTTCCTGTTAAGGTCTCAAAGTCCGCCATAAAGCGTGGAAAGTGTTTACTTTTGTAATTAGCGTTGCTCATAATTTCACATCCCTACCATAGCGTTGTTTAAATCGATTTGACCATTGTTTCTCTGTTTCTTCACCTGTTTGAGCATAATATCCTGAGTATGACTTAAAACGGTCTAAATAATCTAAATCGTCATCCTCTAAATAGATTTCACTAATGGTGTCATAGGCTTCTTCAACGGTAAATAATTGACCAAACGTAGAAAGTGGCATTTCCTCAATATATCTAATGACATCGTCTAAATCAGATGTGTTATAACCAATAGATATTAATGAGTTGATAATTCTTGCTTTTGCTTTTTGTATTTCATCTAGTTCACCACCTCTTGATGTAAACTTTTTCATTTTATCGATTGCTTTTTGAACATCCTTTTTATCCATTAATTCTGATGGTTTTACAGGTAATTGATCTTTTGCGTTAAGATAAGGGTGAACTAAATTTGTATTGACGTGTCTACCTTTCTTTTGTGCATCCTCAAGTTCTAACCCGCCTAAGGCAATCCAGGCATCACGATTTTTAGATGATTTTAATCGTCTCGCTTTTGCCATCACGTTCTTTCTCAGACGCTTATATTCCTCTATTTGTTCTTTTGTTGGTAGTTTGGAAATGTCTTTGATGTCATCTGGTTTGTTAGGATTGTTGGGATTGAAACCCATTTTACCACGTTTTTTACTCATGATGTTTCACCTCTCTTTCAAATAAGACATAGATTAATTCCTCGAGTGCTATCTGCTTTTTGTCTTCGTCTAATTCATGTATTTCATCTATCATCTCTACCAATAATTCAGTTGGAAAACATTTTAAAATCTCAACACGCTTCATATTCATTGTCATCACCTCACCATATTATATGAAATAAAAAGGAGGTTTAGAACCTCCCTCTTGATTATTTGCGATAAGATTTTTTAGCTTTTTTAGGTTCATCCTCTTTAAATTCTTTAGGAATATCAAAGTCGAAAATAACTACTTCAGAATATGTTTTCCATTGTTTTTGTTTATCTTGGTATGATACTGATTTATATGATGATTCTGTAATTTCAATTTTAAGTTTTTCTACATCCATTGCATTAGCTAATTCGTCTAGTTGTTGTTTAGCTTTTCCTACAAGTTTAGCGTTGATAAATGATGTTTCAAATTGTGCATTTCCATTTTCGTCTTCACCACGTTTAGTAGAGAAATAGATTTGACCTTTTGCACATTTTGGTGATACTTCCTCTAATTTAAATACTCGACAAATTCCAACTAATTTCATTTATATCTCTCCTTTAAATTTAATTTAATTTTAACACTCTTTGCTTTACCTATTATCAATATATTCAAATGGATGTTATTTATGAGTAAAAATTTTATCATATTGGTTAATTAATAAGGTATTAATTAATCGGATAGCTGTATAGTTAGATTGACGGACTTTCATCACATCTGACCATTCAAAGTCATCAATGTTATCAATCATCAGTTGGGTATTTTCTAGCATTTTATTGACAATGCTAATAACAGAGCAATCAAATTCTAACCCAACAAATTCATATTTTAATAAATCCATTAAGCAATCAGATAATTCTTGATAGGAGTTCGCTAACACTTGTTCTTTACTCCACATAACTTATTCCTCCTCAGATAATTTATTTACATAAGATAATTTATCTTCATAGTATTGTAAATAAACAATCGCTTTTCGAATGTCGTCAAGCTCTGAGCCTTTATACTTCGCTCGACAAATATATTTTACCACATTGCCTAAATAGAAGTCAAGCCCCCAATCGTCAATAACTTGAAAAGGTTCGATTTTGTTTTGATGATAATGGTCTGCTTTATAACGTTTATCCATTGTTTACCTCCTCACACCAATCAATATGAACTAGGTGAACGTATCCACGACTAGCAGGGACACGACCCATCCATTCATTTTCCATGATAACTTCCTTTCCGTTGCAATAGTCCACCCATGAGCGAGTGTCGACGTCTGTCAGGTACATTTCAGCGTTTTCCTCGCTATCTGCTAAATATTTACTTGCTTTGAAGATAAGTTTACTCATATTTATTACCCCTTTCAATCATTAATTTTAATTGGCTTCATCTTTTTTATAAATTGCTTTACATAAAACATCTACTTCAGCTAATGCATACATTAATCTTTTTCTAATAATTTGGTAATCTTCATCTGAAATGTCATGGTGTGATAACCACTCCATTAACTTCATTATATCTTTATGTCTTTCTTTAGACATTAACATAATTAGTTCTTTTTGCTCATTCGTTAAATAAACATTGTTCTTCATGACAACACTCCTTTAATTCTTCAATTTTAACGCTATTCTAAATACTCACTACATACTTCTTTCATTTCGTCATAGGATAAATTTCCGCTGTCAGAAAGTTTTCCTATACATTTAGTGTACCTATTAGCCTTTACATAGTTGGTGTCGCCATCGCCTGATGGTGAACACCCTGTCATGAAAGCAGTAATCAACAACACTACAACAAACTTAATCATTTCATTCACTCCTATATTAATAAAAGTCTAATTTTAATTATTTCAATTACTCAATGCTAACATTTCCATTTTGGCATTTGATTGTGAAGTATTCATCATCTTCTCCTAAAAAACAAATCTCACCATCAGTTAAATAATTAGATATGCATTTGAATATTTCATCATCATCGCCTAGTTTCTCTCCACTAAAATAATCAATATTATACATATCGCTTTCTTTGTTGTAATTTAAAGGATAACGCAATTCTTCAAATAAATCTTCAATCCTATCTGTTTCTTCGATAAACCTTTTATCAACCCACATAATAGTATGTTTAGTCTTTGCCCATTCTTTAATATCGTTAATAATGTTGTTTGCATCTGAACGTTTAAATTCCATACCTTTAACATATTCTAATTCAATACAATAACCCATTCTTTTTCCTCCTAATTCTTTTAAAACTATATTTTTAATTTATTACACATCCACTTCCTCGCACCATCTACTATGAACATAATATTTACCTGGATATTGTTGACCGTCTTTTAAATGGTAGCAAACTAACAGTCCTGATTCTTCGTCTTCAAAGACGTTACAACCATCAATACATTCATACACTTTAAAACAGTCAGGGATTCCGTTTGGATATCCTTGAAGATTAATGTGTTGTGTTAATAACTCATAACGGAATACATGTTGTTTCATAGTTATCTCTCCTTTGAATAAAATGTAGATGCCTTTACAATTCTTGAGGTGAAAGGCTAAGACCTCATGTGAGATTATTCGTTCCAATACTAGGTTAATTCGAAAGGCTTCGCTTTCAAATCCTCTTTACATTATAATATATGTTCGAGGTAGCTAGATGATGACACTTTTTATTATTTTTATTTTCTTTTTATTTAGTGATTGTCTCTCTTGCTATCTCTAATACTATTATAGCATGTTATGACTAAAATGCAACAACTATTTTAAAATATTTTTAAAAATTATTACACAAAATTTTAGTAGCACACATATATGCAATTGTCAATACTTTGTGCAGTATGTAACGGGGGAAAATCGTTACATAATTTTCTAGCCAACCCACA